TACAGTACCGCCCTCCGGGATGGCAACATTGCCGTTGAACGTTACCTGATAATGCGCATACTGGTTGCACACACAGCCAGCCCGATTGTTGCCGTTAGCACCTCGCAGAATAAAATTCCCCGTTTCGCTCTCGTGATAAACATACCCACGATTGCAGGGAATAGATGTACGGAAAAGCACAGGAGCATTCAGAGAAACGTTCTGTACTTCGTTGTACAAAAATTCGCAAGCCATGCTAACACCACCTTAAGCGTTGCCGCAACAGCAACCACAGCCGCTATTCTGCGGACAAGTGAAAATCGGTTGCATACCATAAACAGGCATGGTGGGAACCGGGCAATCGCGCAGACGCTGGTACATCGCGTCAATCTCGGCAACCTGACCAGCCCTGATCTGCGCAGTCTGGGCAACCTGAGAAGCGGCCAGATTCGCCATCTGAAGCTGTCGTTCAAGATCAGCGATGCGCTCATTCTTCGCATCAATCTTGTCCGCGCAAAGCTGGTCAAGAATCCTCTGCGTGTTGGCAGTCTGGTTGACGATGATGTCACGGATTCCATCGGACACCGCCGCACGGTCGGCACAATTTTCCTGCTGAACAACCGCCTGTAGCTGAGTCGTGGCAAGGCGATTGTCGCAACAGCACTGCGCAAGCTGAGCCTGAACCGCATTGAAGCCCTGCGCCTGTGCGGTCTGGCCAGCAAAAGCGGTCTGCATATCGGCAATCTGATTGGCATACATCTGCTGTGCAAGCGTGTTCACGCCGCTGTTGACGGTCGCATTCACGCCAGCAAAGCCGTTGCAAAGCTGGGTGGCAATGCCATGCACACCAGTCTGCACACCGTTAATAGCGCCCATGACAGCCGCCTGATCGAAGCCGCGCTGGACACCATTGCAACCGCAGTTGCCGTCATTAACAATGACAGGCTGGCCGTTGTAGCCATTGCCGCCGTTGTTGCCCCAGCCGTTGTTCCCGATCAGCAAAAGGAACAACAGAATAATCCCATTTTGTTACCGTAAAGGCTTTTTATCCTTTACTTCTTGCACTTCTTTTCGCGCAAGTTCAGCATATCTTTTCAATCTTTCCATGACTTATAAACACGAACTGCACTTATAGTCTCACGGGACACGCCGAATAACTTTGCTAATTCTCTTTCTAAAATCTCAGGATGATTCCTTATGAAAACGACTTGTGCTTTGTTTAGTTTTGCCCAAGGACATTCTTCTCCCTTGGACTGCAAACCATTCTTAACAGCATGTTGTCTGTTTTCATAATTAGTTACCCATTCAAGATTATTAGCATGATTGTTCAGCTTGTTTCCGTCTTTATGATTGACTTGAGGTTTTTTGTCTGGATTTGGAACATATCTTTCAGCAACAAGCCTATGCACAAACATCAACTTTTTGCCTATTGATACTCTCAAATATCCTTTCCCGTTTGGTTGTCCTTTTACTGTTCTGCCAGTATGGCGATTGATAATTTCACCATCAGCAGTCACTTCGTAATCTTCAATCCCAAACGTTTTGTAATCTCGCATAATAATCCCCCTTTCACAAACATTATACATCATGATGGGGATTATTGTCAATCATAATCAGAAAGATTGTCGCGGCCTCGTGAGGAGATTATATCTTTTCACTCCCTATGCGTTGCCCCTGACTGCACTTAGTACAGCCTTCGGTTCGGATTAGCATTTCAGCCTTCCCGCTTAATTCCGCGATTTACCGATGGCAGATTTGTTTACCATCCATCACCGCCGAAGCCGTTACCAAAGCCGCCGCCGTTGCCACCCTGATAAACAGGATAACCACCGCCAAACCCGGTCGGCCCGACAAGCATGGTGGCCGGGATGCCGCCGCCGTTCTCGTCATTCAGAGCCATGATAAAAACCACCTTCCATAGTGTATTTTACAAACTGCCTTATGCGCAATCGGCAGATTTGTAGCCAATATAAGTGTACTTGCACGAAATTTCACATTCCGTACAAGTACAACCGTTTATTTCATCATCTGCTGTAGCTGGTTCGCCAGTTGGACAGCCCGATTATACTGTTCCTGAGTGACTTTGCCCGAATTAAGAAGCTGTTGCACCTGTTGGCGCGGGTCGCCGCGGAAATTGTTCTTGAACTGCTGGAACTGCTGAATGATATTCCCCATCTGCCCCATGCCGGAAGGAATCGCCTTGCCCAGTACATCGAACAACGGATTACTCACCCTCCGTCACCGCCTTTTTAGGTTTTGCCGCTGGCCGTGTCATTAGCCCGTCCAGATCGCCCCTCATGGCCGCGATAGCATCGGCAAGAGCCTTCACTTCATCCTTCGTGGCAAAAGCTGTAGAACCCCCGTTCTGCGCGATTGGCGCAACATTCGGCGCGGCTTCCCGAATGGTATAATCCAATGTGCGAATTGACGGAATGCCGCTTGCATCGGCGCTCTTGATGTAGATCGTCTGCCGTTCGGAGTCCCAAAGCTGAACCGTGGTGTTAGGTGCTACCAGATAAGACTTTGCCCCTGCTTCGCCCTGCACCCAGATAATGCCGCTGGTCATCGGCTGTGCCGGTGCTTGCTGGCCTGTTTGCGGAACGGGCTGTGCTGGCTGATTGTTCTGCACCTGTTGCGGCTGTGCGTAGGCATACTGCGGGTAATACTGCATTGGCTGATACCCAACCGGGAAATAACTGTTGTACGGCATACAATCCCTCCCTAATTGAATAATCTGCGCTTTGCGTTAGCTTGCGGCAGGATTATTGAATCTTATTGATTCTTCGACCAGTAGTATTGCGGAATCTCCATTGACGAATCCCACGAATCATATATGTCACCGTCAATGACTGTCGCAACGTGTCCGCCGAACCCAAGCACATAAACCCCGTGCGGATGGTCTCGGCAGAAGTCCGCCGCCGTATAACAATCCGGGCAATCAGATTCTATAGCCTTTCGATAAAATCCATTTTGCCGCAGAACAGACCCCCATACACCATTGCTCGATGGCATATCAGCCATTGCAAAGCCGTTTGCTGTAATCATAGCATATGCCGTCTCCCAACTCACATTCAGAGCAACGGAAACGGCACGAATTGCACAATCGCCAACTGATCTTCCGGCAGGATTGTTATTGAACTTTACCCAACTCATTTGCCATCATCTTCTGCCAGATCGACAAACTTCTTGAGGATTTCCATTTTGTCGGCTTCTGTGGCATCCTTGACAGCATCTTTTGCGCTATTTGCATGGATAATCAATGGTGCATCATTGCCAGCGCTTGCGGCATCTGCCATACCCTCGCCAATGATGTACGCAACCACCGCCGCGCCAGACATAATCAGCGCGGCAACCTGTGTAGCGGTTTCCTGAGTGCCGCCAAACGCAATAATAAGCCCCGTGACGAATGCACTAATGGCCGCCCAGAACTTCCGACTCGTCAATTTACTTTTCCAGTCAATCATCCGGCAACCCTCCCTTTTAAATCTTGTATATCGTGTTCCGCTTCGTTCATACGCCCCTCAAGAGCAAAGGTGCGCTCCACGATCTGGTTGTGTCGCTGTACCTTTTCTTCCAACTGTTTCAGCCGGTATTCCGTCAGCCGCTGGCTGGTGATAATTCCCGCGACACTGCCAATCGCTGTACCGGCCAGCGAAAGCAAAGCCACAATGATAGTCTCGCTCATGCAATCATCCCTCCGCGACAAATCCCGCATTGGGATATTGCGCCACCAATTGCTGTACCTCCACCCGTGTAACGTGTGGGATTGTAACCGTATAGAGCATAACACCAATCGCGGAATCAAGTGCCGCCCACGTATGCGCACCAACAATTCCATCTGGTGTTAAGCCGTGGTCGTACTGATACGCTTTGACCGCCGAAAATGTTTTGCTCCCGAATACCCCGTCAACCGTGCCGCAATCATAACCCTGTTGCTTTAGCACTGTTTGTAGATACTCGACAGCTTCGCCCCTGTCGCCCTTTCGCAGAACCATTTTGGGCTTCGGATTGTTGCGCCGAATTTCTGCGATTTCCTCTGCCGTATACAACCCCTTGGGAATTGCATAATGCGTCCAGCGATTGTCAAGCGTTTTGCGCTGTACTCCGGCGGAACACTCGATTGTTTCTCCACCGCCGATGTACAGTCCTGTATGGCTTTTCTTCGTGCCGTCTGCAACAAACACACAGCACACACATTCTGGCATATCGGCAATCTCGCCTTTTTCCGCCCAATTGCTGGCCGTGTTATACTGGCTGGTTGCGCCCTGTCCGTCAATCGTGATCTCAGCCTGTTGCAGACACCAATGCACGAACCCCCGGCAATCAAACATCCGGTCACCCCAATAGCGGCACCCGGCACAATCCGGTTTCCTGCCGCTCAACACCTGACAAGCGCTCACGATTGTGGGATGGTCTGTCCTGTTCCGCTTGCGCCGTCCTGATGGTGTACAAAACTCGCCCCATGCCCCAAAAACATAAGGTGAGCCAAGCTGGCTGATAGCCGCATCAATGATTTTCTGCGGTCTGTCTCCCATCTTGGCTCACCCCTTTTCTCTGCCGACAAATCCGGCAACGGTCTTTTCAAAAGCCGAAGTACCCGTTGCCTACAGTACGGCTTGCAGGATTTGGATGCACAGCGTGTGTGGGCTGGGGCTGTGCATTCGCCGCTATCCCAGCTTTGCCGTTACTGTCCCCATAGCGGTTGTCTTGCGAAGGTCGATTCTCTACCTTGTGCAAACCACAGGAACGGGCGGTCTATTTGCACTCTTTGCCCAAATCAATTGTAGCACATCCGGCCTGTCGTGTCAATAGATATCCTCGCCGCTATCGTCACGCGCAACCAGCGCCGTCAGAAAAACCCCTGTCATCACGCATAGCGGCACAATCCAGAGCAAGTGCAACGCAGAAATCATTGGTTCATCTCCACTCAGGTTTCGCTTTCTGTCTCGACAGGCTGTTCGGGCTGGACCTCGTGCGTCCACACTTTGCGTTCCACCGCGCCCTGCTCGATGGTTCCCCATTCAACGGCATCGACTTCGTTACCGTCCGCATTGGTGGCGGCAGAGGCGCAGTACAGATGATACTGGCGTT